CCACCTCAGGAAATGAGGTCTGGGTGGTATTCATCGAGAGAACGACCGGCCGGATTCTCTGCGGGCGGCTTGTCGAGATCCCCATCCACCACATTTATCGAGGGGATCTGATGGATAAGGGAGGAACGGTATTCTTCGATATAAAATACCTCGATCCTCTCTCGACCTTGATTGAAAGACTTTGCGGGGTGAAAGATGACCGGTAAGTACGATCCCACCCGGCACCCGGACGCCATCGGCGCTCTTGCGAGGAGGGGCCTCACCGATGAGCAGATCGCCAAGTCCCTGAAGATCGCCCGGAGCACCCTTGCCGAATGGCGGAAGAATCACCCCGAGGTATCGGACGCCCTAAAGGAAGGGAAGCTGATTGCGGATGGGCAGGTGGAGAAGGCCCTCTACCGGAGAGCATGTGGATACTCCTACACCGAGAAGAAGGTGATCAAGCTCCCGGATGGCTCGGTGAGATCCGAGATCACCGAGAAGGAGATCGCACCGGATACTACAGCTCAGATCTTCTGGCTGAAGAACCGGATGCCGAAGGAGTGGCGAGACGTGCAGCAGCGAGAGGTTACCGGAAAGGAAGGCGGCCCCATTGAAGTGGCCCAGATGAGCGATGCGGAGATCCTGATCAAGGCGAAGAAGATCCTGGCAAGGCAGGGAGAGAAGGGAGGGAAGGAATGAGAACCCAGTACTGTCGTGAACATTTGACTGAAGAGGTTATCCGGGAATGCGGTCTCAGTGATGAGACGGTGCGGGTGGTCAATCAGGCCGCCGAATTCGTAGTCGAACACCCCGGGCTCGCGGACCTCCCCACAAGGTCCGTAACAGCTCTGACCCGGATCAAAGACAAGCGAGTTAAAGAGAAGGCTATCGAGCGAGTGGCAAGGATCCTGAAGACCGGGCAGAAGCCTACCGAGGAAGAAGTTCAGGATCTCATCACTGTGATCAAACAGGAACTGGGTAAAACCGGGAAAGCCGGGACGCCGAAGGTCACGCCTGACGTCCAAACAAAGCCGGAAATTAAGGAAAAAGAGCTACCTCGCGTCATCAACCAGATGCGGGACAACCCCCCCGCCAAGCCACCCATCGAATCGACAACCGCTCCGACAACCGGATCGACATTCAACATCCGGACGCGGTTCCCGATGCCCGGTACAAGAGAAGAGATCCTCTTCCGGCAGCAGATCAATGACATTGGGAGAATGACCCGGGACTGGATGAAGAATCCTGACCTGGCACCCCTGATCCCGGCATTCCAGGAGCTGCGGAGGAAGGCCCGGGAGGCATACGGGGATCTTATGGGAGCAGTATGATCAACTCGCCCGACACCCGGGGGCTTTCCTTCACTGGTAGGGGAAAGAGCGCCATCCCCCGGGCGGGACACGGGTTGATCGCATGACCCTCGCCGCCACCGACCGGATGATCCTCCATGAGTTCTCTACCAGGTGGTCCTTCATCGCCCATCCGGGCCAGATCCCACCGAAGGACCGGCCCTGGTTCTGCTACCTGATGAGATCCGGCAGGGGTGGCGGGAAGACCCGGGCCGGGAGTGAGTGGGTCCATGAGAGGGTCAGGAATGGGGCCCGGGCCATCGCCCTCATTGGGGAGACAAAGGCAGACGTTCGCGACGTGATGGTGGAGCTCGGACCATCTTCGATCCTGAAGACGGCCAGACCCGGAGAACGTCCTGAATACGAACCCTCAAAAAGAAGGCTTACCTGGCCGAATGGAGTAGTCGCCACAGGGTTCTCCGGGGACGAACCGGATCAGCTCCGGGGTTATGCCTTCGACACTGCCTGGGTGGATGAGCTCGCGAAGTTCAAGTACCCTAAGGAAACCTGGGATACTCTCATGTTCTGCCTCCGGGAAAGATCGGCCCTCCCCCCACGGGTCTTCGTGACTACCACCCCGCGACCGATTCCAATTATCCGGCAGCTCCTCAAGGCCGAGAATACCATCGACGTCAGGTTCTCCACCTTCCAGAATATCGAGAACCTCTCGCCGGAGTTCATGCAGGAGATCCGGAAGTATGAGGGTACAAGATTAGGCCGGCAGGAGCTGGAAGGGGAGGTGCTGGACGACAACCCGAACGCCCTCTGGAGCCGGGACCTCATCGAAGCCCAGCGGCAACCGAAGCCGGGGACCCTGATCCGGATCGTGGTGGGGGTGGATCCGGCGGTTAGTGGGAGCGAGACCTCGGACGAGACCGGGATCGTCGTCGCCGGCATAGCAGCGGACGGGCATATCTACGTGATCGGGGACCACTCCCTCCGGGGCACCCCCAATGAATGGGCCATCGCAGTCAGCAGGGCCTACCACGGGGCGGAGGCTGATCGGGTGATTGGTGAAGTCAATAACGGGGGGGACCTGGTGGAGGTGAATCTGCGGACTGTCGACCGTGGGATCTCCTACAAAGCCGTCCATGCATCGAGAGGAAAGGCGATCAGAGCTGAACCAATCGCGGCACTCTACGAGCAGGGTAAAGTGCATCATGTCGGCACCTTTCCCCAACTCGAGGATCAAATGTGCGAGTGGGTCCCCGGTGAGAAGTCCCCTGATAGAATGGATGCGCTGGTGTGGGCGATCACCGAGTTGACGGAGAGAGGACCGAAGAAAGAGCGAATATTCTACGCGGGAGGAGGAAGAAGATGACACTACGAGAGAGACTGGGGAGGTTCCTCACGGAACCCCTGGACGAAGTAAAGCTGAAGAGAAAGACAAAAATTGCGGGTGGCCCCCCGAAGTATTTCGACCCGCAGACGCGGAACGCATCGAATCTCACGAAGTATCAGACGATATACGAGCAGGGGGGGCTCGTCGCCGAGGCCATCGACAGCTATCCGCTCTTCACCCTTTCCAAGGGATATAGGTTCGAAGGGGACGGCCCCGTGGACATGGTGAAGAGCTGGGCGGAGGGCTTCGATCTGGAGGGGGAGATCTGGAAGCTGATGGTCGAGGCGATCGTAAAAGGGGACGGCTTCGCGGAGAACGTGGCCAACCTGGGGGGCGGGCTGGCGAAGATCGAGGTTCGCCCCGCTGAAAAGTTCGATCTCCAGATGGATGATTACGGGGTGGTGACCGGCTACATGTACGGGAAGGACCTGACGAAAGGAGGGGTCCCCCTGAAGCTGGAAGACCTGACAAGATTGACAATCTTTACAACCCCCGGCCAGCATTACGGGGTCCCCCTGGTGAAGCGGGCCTTCGATGATATCATGCGGGATACGAAGGTGGCCGAGGGCCTCTCGAAAGCCATCGAACGCCACGGCTTTCCGAAGTGGCACATCAAGGCGACGGCACCCGGAACGGCAGAGAACTCCGCAGAATCGATCTCCCTCGAGGATGCCAAGCAGATGGAGCGGGAATTCGCTGAACTCTCCGCCAAGAATGAGATGATCACGGATGGGGACGTGCAGATTCTTCCACTAGATGTGGGGGCCATCCAGAATGCGGATGTCTATTCGAACGTCTCCATTCAGCGACTTTGCACCGCCATGGGAGTACCGGAAGAGATCCTGGGGCTGGGTAGAGGATCCACCGAGGCCACCGCCAATGTCCGGCTGCGGGCATGGTATGACAAGATAAGCACCATCCAGAAGAAGGTAGCCAGGTGTCTTAACCTGAACGTCATCGATCGGGTGACGGGATCGCCGGGATCTGTCCGGCTGGTCTTCAACGAGGTGAACCCGAGGACACAGGTAGAGATCGCCGACACCATCCAGAAGCTCACAGGGAATGCCCTTGATCCGGAGTGGATCATATCGGGAGATGAGGCCCGGGAGATGCTCGGGATGAAGCCACGGGTGGAGGAGAATGCCCCGCCCCAGGAGTAGAGGCGCGAGACGAGACCCAACGAAGGCGGGGAAGCTGATCCGGACCTACGAGGATCGGCTGGTCCCCCTCCTCCGGAACTATGGGAGGCGGGTTGCCGAGGAGCTGGTGTGGGAAAGTCAACATTCGATGACTCCCGGTCAACACCACCTCGAGGCCGCCTTCCATATCGATCCCGCCCGGTTCTTTCTGATCATGGACCAGATCCTGAATCAGAAGGTCTTCGATCCCGGCTGGAAGATCATCGAGGAGGAGATCCCGAAAGGATATGAAAGGGGGTACACGTATGGGGCGCTGCAGATCGGCCTCGGCGCTCCTCCGGATATACGGAGGGCGGAGGCAGCGAAGATCGGGATCCTGGTCGAAGCCAATAAAGCCGCCTTCACAGGGATTGGAGAGGAGACCACCAAACAGATCCGGAGGGTGATCTCTGACGGACTTGTAAATGAAAGCCGGCAGAGTGAGGTGATTAAGGCCATCATGGACCGCTCGGAATCCATCGGGGTAGCGAGAGCCCAAACCATGGCCCGCACCGAGGTTATGAACGCCGTGAATACCGGTGTGATTGACCAGTACCGGCGGGCCGGAGTAGAGGAGCTCGAGTGGCTGACGGCCCTGGATGAACGGACCTGCCAGGATACGTTCACGTATATGGGATATACCTACGCGGGCGGCTGCGAGGGCATGGATGGGAAAGTCTTTCCCATCGAGGAGGCCCCCTGGTGCCCCGGGCATCCGAACTGTCGTTGCACCTACGTAACACCAACACCAACGAAAGGAGGAAAGTAACATGGCAAAAGAGAAACCCGGCCCCAAGGGTGAGGATAAACCCATGGGAATGACAAGCGAAGTAACCCCCGAGGAACAGATCGAGGCGATCCGTGCAGAGATGCGGCGGGAACTGGCCCAGGTCAAAGAGATCATAAACAAGCTATGGCGGCACCACTTCGGGGGGAACGCCCTCTGACCTCCGGTCAGGACTATACCCCGGAGATGCGGCAGTATATCGAGGAGCACAGGGATCGTCTCTTCGCCAGCGAGATCGCTCATAACCTATCTGTGATCTACGGGGTGCGGGTCTCCAAGAATGGAGTAAAAGAATACTTCCATCGCAACCGGAGGGTGGGGAAATGCAGTTCTTCGGCTACCACCTAGGGGGGGACGGTGCCATTTTCCACCGGGAAGGGAAGACCCTCTTCTGTCACTTCCTGGAGGGGCTCGAGTCCTTTACGGGGCTCGCCCATCTGGTGGTAAGGGATGCCTGGCTCGACGAGAAGACGGACGAGCAGATAACTCCGAATATCGTCTTTCTCAAGGAAATGAGGGCCAACTTCCTCAAGGAATGCGGATCAGACATTCCCCTGCTCGACCGCAAGGCCCTGGAGATCTTCACGAACTGGTGCCTCGTCCTCTATAAGAACGATCTCTTTTATTTCCAGCGGATTGGGTGGATGATCGACGCAATCATTCAGTACACCGATATTCTCGACGACCCGAAGGAGATCCTGAAGCAGATCGAACGGAACTATTTTGCCCTCGAGGTCCGGAAGAACCGCATCACCCGGATGAAAGAGATCTGGGCACGGTTCTGGGAAGCATACGATCAGAAGCCCTGGGTCCGCGATGCAGTAGGGTGGATGATCTGCTATCTCGGGCAGCATGGGGGAGAATTCGTCTGGCGGATTCCCGGGGAGAAGAAAGACTTCTCGATCTACGATCCACGGAACTGGCTCGGAGGGAATACCGGCTTCGGGATTGTAAATGCCGGGGAGGGGTAGAGGGATGGACCCGGCGCTTTACAGGGCCCTCCTGGAAGCCGCTAAAATCCTGAACCGGATTGAAATACCCGCGGAAGTACTGGAACAGAAATTTGATATCCCTGAAAAGGATTGGCCCGGGCGGGCGAACTGGTGCTACCAGGGGATGCTTGCTCGATATGAGAGGTCAGAGAAGGATCCCATGATGAAGGCCATCTTCAGCCCCTGGCTGAAGATTCTTGTGGCGCTCCATAACACGGACTTCACCTTCAGGCAGAGAATTCAGTGGCAGGCATGGTATCTCGCAGAATATATGGTCGGGAAATTCTGGAAGCCCGACGCCATTCAAAACAAAGAAGGGAAGGTGGCTTTCATGGCCGATCCGAAGCTCTGGGGTCCGCTCATCCTTGAGCAGGAACCGGCAGATCCCTGACATCCCCGGTGGTAAGGTTCCGGCCCTTCACGGAAACAAGCTCGTGATATCGCTCGCTGGCGAGATCCGTCACGAGTCCGGTATATCTTCCCTTTCCGGTGCCTTCCAGGATTACTACTTGAGTCATATTATAGGTAATATTCAGCACACATAAATATAAAACAATAGTATAATTCAATTTTTATAGAGAGATAAAACGCTATATAATTACTGACGCTCATAAGTTTATATGCCCTATACGGGCGAGCATGCAGCCAGGATCGTGGACCCTGCAGAGTTCGCAAAGTTCAGACGACAAAATAACAAGTTCGGGCGCGGGGTCCACGCTATTTTCGGTATCCGGGCCGGGGGCGGTTCGGAAGTCCAGGCCGTAAGATTTGACAGCACTCTTTTCACCGTTGATGAGGCGAAGAAATGGCTCAAGGACCACGACTATAAGCCGATCCTGTTCGAGCCCGCCATCGCGGGAAAGGAGCAAGCTGGGGAGGAGGAGATGGGGGACAAGGAAGAGCTGACGAAACGAACCCTCGCGGCCGAATTCATCGCGGCCCCGGAGAAGATGCAGGAGACGAGCGATGGGGGGCTCCTGGTGCGGGATGTGAAACTCCTCGCGCCGGGCA